CAATTGATGCTGGTGATATAACAATTAAGGATGCTGGTGGTAACACCTTAACAGACCCAACATTTGTTGCAAGTGTAACAGATGGAACTGGGCAGGTAAGTGGTTCAATAACGTTTGGTGGAATGAATTCAACTGTTGGTGGTGATAAAACAAAACTTCCTTTAACAATTGAAGTAGCTAAAGATTCTTTAGAAGATAGTTTAAAAATATTTAAAATTGATGGTGGTAATGAAGGACAAGATGGTGCTGATGCAGTAACCGCTTTCCTTACAAACGAATCACATACATTCGCAGCTGATGCGACTGGAGCCATCGCAGTATTTACTGGTGGTGCTACGGATATGGAAGTATTCGAAGGAATTACAAACAAAACATCAGCTTATACAATTAGTAGAAGTTCAACAACGGCTGTAAGTTCATCTTTAAGTGGTAAAACTATAACTGTAACCTCTATGGCACACGATAGTGGTAGTATAATTGTAAACGCTTCGAGTGGTAGTGTAAGTATCAATAAAACAATGTCGTTAACAAAAGCACGACAGGGTGTTGATGGTGGAGATGGTACATCTGCTAAATTACTAATTGGTTCATTAGATTCACAAGTAATGGCATTTGATGATTCAACAGATACTTCAGCAACACCAACATCTATTGAATTTAGTTTTCAACAACAAAACCTAAGTGGTTCTGCTGGTTATCTAACATTACAAAGTAGTGATATCACAATCGCATTAAATGGTGGTGGTAATATTACTGGGTTTAATTTTGATAATACTGATGTATCAAACGGAACGGGTATCGCTAGTGGTTCTATATCATTTACAGGAAATACAGATGCAGGTGGTATGGGTGGTGATAAATCCAAATTCCCAGTAACCATTGCGGCTACCAAAGATGGATTAGATGATACAATAAAAATATTTAAAGTTGAAGGTGGGGCAGATGGTACTGATTCAGTTCAAGTAATTCTTAGTAACGAATCACATACATTAGCTGCACAACCAAATGGTACGGTAATCTCATTTACAGGCGCTGAATCAGATGTAACTGTATTTGAAGGTATTACAGATAAAACTTCGGCTTATACAATTAGTAGAACAAATGGTACGGGAGTATCAACAAATCTTTTAGGAAATAGTGGTAACTATTCAGCTGGAAATTCTCAAGCAACTGTAGATGTAACAGGAATGACTCACGATAGTGGTTCTGTTACAATCAATGCGGCTAGTGGTAGTGTTAGTATCGATAAGATAATGAGTTTAACCAAAGCTAAGCAAGGACAAGATGGTGATAAGTTTGCTGATACTTCAATTACAACAACAATAAACTTAACAACATTATCAGTAAATGATACACTAACATTTACAGCAGATACTGGATTAGCTTGGACTGCGGGATTAACAGCAGTTCTTTCTAAAGATAGTTCTAATTTTGTTAATGGTACGGTAAATTCATATAACGCAGCTAATGGTGCGATGTCGTTGAATGTAGATACAATTACTGGTGGTGGTTCATACACAACTTGGTCATTAAATGTTGGTGGTGTAGCAGGTCCGCAAGGTTTAAGTGGAGCTAATGCTAAAAATATTGTAGCATCTGTAGATTCGCAAGTATTCTCATTCCTAAGTGCGAGTGATAACACTGCAGAACCAACATCTGTTATATTCTCATTCAATCAACAAAACTTAAACAACGCTACGATTGGTAGTGGTGATATCACAATTACAGGCGCTGATGGAACAAACATCACTAACTTTAGTTTAGATAATAATGATGTTGATTCTAACTTTAGTGGTATTGTAAGTGGTAGTTTATCATTCTCAGCAGCAACCAATTCTGGTGGTTTAGGTTCTGATAAAGATAAATTACCTGTAACTATCTCAGCAACTAAAGATGGTTTAACAGATTCAATAAAAGTATTTAAAGTAGAGGGTGGTACGGCAGGTTCTGATGGTACAGATGCAGTTACTACTTTCTTAACCAATGAAGCTCACACTTTCGCAGCTGCAAATAACGGAAACATTGTATCTTTCAATGGGGCGTTTACCGATATGGAAGTATTTCAAGGAGTTACTAATGTAACATCCAACTATGTAATTTCATCTTCTAATGGAACTGGTGTAACGGCAACAGATAGTGGTAAAAGAGTTACTATAACGGCATTATCACACGATAGTGGTAGTGTACTTATAACTGCAACGAGTGGAAGTACACAATTAACTAAAACTATGAGTTTAGTTAAATCTAAGCAAGGAGCGCAAGGACTTGCTGGTGATGATGCTAAGATGTTAACAATCACATCTGATTCACCTGTATTCTCATTTGCTTCATCATCCTCATCAACAGCAATCGATAATACTATAGAATTAGTAATTAATCAACAAAATTTAAGTGCTACTATTGATACAAATGATTTAGTAATCAAAGATGCAGGTGGTAACCCATTAACAAATCCTACATTAGCACCTTCATCATTAACTAACAATACTGGATTGGTTAGTGGTTCTATTACATTTAGTGGAACTGTTGGTGGTGATAAAGCTAAATTACCATTAGAGATTACAATTACTCAAGATGGATTAGAAGATAGTTTAAAAATATTTAAAGTAGAAGGTGGTTCAGATGGGGCCGGTGGAGTAGATGCAGTAAATGCGTTCTTATCTAACGAATCCCATACTTTCCCTGCAGATTCAACTGGAGCTATAGCATCATTTGATGGTGGTTCAACAAAAATAGATATATTTGAAGGGGTAACAGATGCCACAGGTAATTATGCACTTTCAGGTACAGGTTCTTTAGGTGTTACCTTTACTCAAAGTACAGATACATTTAACATAACCGCTATGGGACACGATAGTGGTTCGTTAACAATAACAGCAGTTAGTTCAAGTACATCATTAGTTAAAACAATGTCGTTAACAAAAGCACGACAAGGTTCGGATGGTTCAGATGGAACTGATGCAAAATTATTAATTGGTAGTTTAAGTTCTCCTGTATTTACTTTCCTAAGTGCTAGTGATTCTACATCAGACCCATTATCAATTGAGTTTAGTTTCCAACAACAAAATTTAAGTGGTTCGGGTGGATACCAAACAATATTCAGAAGTAATATAGATATAAGAGATAGTGCTAATAATGAGATAACTAATTATGGGTTTGATAGGAATGATGTTACAAATGGAACAGGTATCGTTAGTGGTTCTATTACATTCGCAAATGCATATAATGCTGGTGGTATAAATGGTGATAAAACTAAATTTCCAATAACGATTACAGCAACCAGAAGTGGGTTATCAGATACGGTAAAAATATTTAAAGTTGAAGGTGGTACAAGCGGTGAAGATGGAACATCAGCAGTAACGGCATTATTAACTAATGATTCACATACCTTACCAATAGCAGCTGGTGGTGGTTCGGTTATTTCATACGCAGGAGCAGATACAGATATTGTAGTATTCCAAGGAACATCTGATGTTACAAATACTTATACTATAAATACTGGTTCTGTTTCATCTCATATCACAACAACTACAAGTGGTGATACTGTAACCATTACAAATGCAACAACTCCATATAGTGGTTCGGTTGTAATCACAGCAACATCAGGTTCTACTGTATTAAGTAAAACAATGACAGTTTCAGCAGCACAACAAGGTTCTGATGGAACGCCTGGTGAAAACGCTAAAACAATAACATTAACATCAGATACTCAAACATTCGCATTTGATGATTCAACAGATACTTCAGCAACACCAACATCAGCAGTTTTCTCAATAAATCAACAAAATCTTAGTGGAGCTATTGCAGGAACTGATATTACAATTACTAAATTAGGTAGTAGTGGTACAATCAACACACCAACAGTTAGTGGTACAATTACAAATGGAACAGGTACACGAACATTTACACTTCCATTCTCATCTTTATCAAAATCAGATTTACCATTATCAGTATCGGTAACTAAAGATAGTGTAACTGATACTACACAGATTATTAAAGTAGAAGGTGGAGCAAATGGTGTATCTGCATTACAATATTTATTAACCAACGAAGCACATATAGTACCAGCATCTTCAGCTGGGGTTGTATCATCTTATACAAATAGTGGAACTGAAATATATGTTTATGAAGGTTCTACGGAATTAGATTACGATGGAAGTGGAACAACTGCTGCTCATTGGAAAGTTGGTACACCTACTGTATCACCTGCAGGAAAAATAACTGTTGGTTCTATAACAGATGGTGGTAATTACGCAGTAGTTGGAAATCA